GCGGAAACTCCGCCAGGAGTTGTTCCATCGGAAACTTTCAATATTGGTGTTGCCTGATCAGGATCAAAAAACAAATCCCCCTTTCTACCAATAAATTGTGCTGCTGATGAACTACCTAATTTTTGTACTAATGTTCTAAATACAGATGCCATTTAATTTCCTTTTATTGATTTTTCATTTTAGCGGCTTCTTGTTCCATTCTTTCATTCTCTTCTTCAATATGTTGTATTAGTAATGTGAGATATATTTCTCTTTCATAACAAATTAAATTTTCTAGCTCGGTTAAACTCCATTTATGACTTTGTACAACCGCGAATAGAGTTTTATAATAATTATGTAAACTATTATGGCCGAGCGCTAACCGAAAAAACTTTGCAGCCCCTCCAAGACTGACTCTTGTTTACTGCCACATTTTGGACAAGTAAATGATACCGTATGCTTTAACTTGGGCATGGTATTAAAATAACCAATAAGTTTCCCGAATTGCTGTTGGTTTAAAGACATTATAAAATCTTCCAATTCTTGTTCTGTATAATCTTTTATATCATGTATTTCGTCGCCTTCCCAAATAGATTCTATACATGCTTTGGTAATTTCAAAAATAGAATCCATTTGCGATTCTTCAGGAGGTCTTGTCATTCTATCAATATCAGGATATTTTAATTTAACTTTTATTTTATTAGTAAGTTTTATTACATCCGTATGATCTTTGCTGATCTCTAAACCAATATTTTCAAGATTAACTTGAACCGGAAGTTCCCCGTCACAATCTTTGGTTTGACATTTCATGCTGATTTCAACATTTTGTCCAACCGAACGAGCTCTTAAATTTAGAAAAAATAATTCTATATCAAAAGCAGGAAGTTTTTTAACATCAATACTTTCATCAAGACAACAATTACTGATAATTTCTTTTGTGGCTCTCACGATGTCCGCCGTTTCACCTCCTTCAAGAGCCGTTAGTAAAATCTTTTCTTCTTTAACTAGAAAAGGTCTATATTTTATTTTGTGATCTACACTATGTAATTTAATTTCATAGGTAGGATTACCCACAATTGGTAAAGCCATAATATCTCCATATTAAAAATTAATTATTTATTTCAGCTCTTAGTCATTAAAATTGCTGTCTTCTTGCATTTCAGGATTAGTCTGCTTGTAATCTATCCATCTTTTATATGCAAAATTCACACTAAATTTTCCTACTTGATTCAGTTGATCCCAACCCAAAGTAATAGGATCAACATTGGTTGGAAAAGCTTCTAAATATTTAGCACCAGCAATTGCATTATCTCTTGAAACGACTTCTGAATATTGATCAAACATTAATACTTCAACTGTGCCCTTATATTCATCCTGATATCGAATATTTGCTGATTCCGGATCAATTATAAAATCCATCCAGTTTAAAAACGTTTTTCTTGCCGACATAGCGTTTGTCAATATAAATCCTAATTGAAATTCGGGATAAGTTGCTTCTCTTGCTAGCTTTCGAGTCGGACCATAATGTCTTAATTCTGAAGTCGCTATTGTTCTTCCCGGTATCGGAGCAGTATCACATAGATAAGATAATTCGGCCGGCGCACCACTGCCTATTCCTCCCGGCATCATAATTCTTGCAACAAATCTATTAATAGGGGCTAAACCTTTTTCAGCATCAAGTTTTGATAAAAAGGTATTAGTGTCCATAAATCTCCGTAATATTTTATATAAATTTTCTAGAATGATGGTCGATTATATCTTTACTATCATCCCAAACTTTAGCTTTTGTAACCCCCATGCCGCCTCCGCGAGATCTAAATTCTTCTACGGGCAAATGTAATGCGGTGGTCCATTCACCGGGTTCTATATGAATAAATTGTGAACGAACATATGGGCCCGTTAAATCATATTTATGAAGGGTAGGCTTAGCTTCTTTATATCGTGTAAATCCTTTAATATCATTATATGTAACATGTAAATAAGCTTGCAAATCTTCTTCATTTAAAAACCCAATCAATTTTTTCATTAATTTTTCTCTTAATCTATAAGGGAGATAATGAAAATTCATTCCCAGCATACCTTTGGGATAAGGTTTTATTGGAATAACTAGTGGAAATGTATCATAATAAGGTAATTTCATTCTCGTTTTGGGCTGATAATGAAAAAAATACATTCTCCCTAATCTCAACTCTTTTTCTCTATTACCTTCACTTATAATATTATAGGGATTTTTAATTGATCCAACTCTTGCAACTATTAATGAGTGCCGGAGCTTTTCATACTTTTCCCTAAGCCATTCAACTGCATCATCTTCTATATGTGAAAGTTTTCGTAGTGCCATATATTATTTAGCGAGCAATTGATCTTCTGTTATAATTTTAAATTTCCAATTTTTATAATCACAAAATGTCACAGCAGCTTTCCATTTAGCTTCATTAACACCATATCTTTTCATTTCCAATAAATATCTACCACTTTTCCTTTTATTCAAACGAGGCTTAGGCGGAATTGTTTGTGATTTTGGTTTAACTTCAATAATTGATGTTTCAAAGGTTCCATCATGTTTTTGTATTTTAACCCAAAAATCAGGATAATATTTGTGTATTTTTCTATCAAATGGTGATCTATATGGTATAAATATTTCTTCACTGGACCACTTAACAACGCTTGCATTAGAATCACAATAAACCATGAAACGTCTTTCCCATAAACTTCTATAAATTATATTAGTGGGATTTCCTTTATATTTATCACGATGTTTTGGTTTAAATTTTCCCTTGTACGCCATAATAAATTTATTGATAAATAGTTAGATATATTACACTATTTATACGGAGAAGTATGAGTACAAAAGGGGATTTCACATATCCTGATAATCTTGCATCAAAAACTGGCGGTGGTGATGAGAGTCATTGGGTTCTATTTACTTCTTATCCTCAACTCTTTGCGCAAACTACATCTGCTGCTGAATATAGTATAGCTCTTCCTATGGGAGCTCAAGCATTAATTTCATCATCAGAAGCAGTATATGCGGAACAAGAAGGATTAGGAACAGTTCTTACAGAAGCATCTGGAAAAGTTGCCGCGGGAATAGCCGATTATGCAGAGTCCGGAGGAGGTATGCCTGACTTTATTGCGGCCTTTAAAGATATTAATTATGGCAAAATGGGAGAGGCAGCCGGGGAGCATGCTCTGAGTTCAACAATAAAAAAATCTGATTTATTAAAAAGAGCATTGGGTGGCTCAAATATTGCAATTAATCCTAAAATGTCTTTACTATATCAGGGCCCAGGAAAATTTAGAAAATTTGTATTTGAATTTCCTATGATAGCAAAAAATGAGGGGGAATCGGAAACAATTAAGGAAATTATAAAAGCTTTCAGACTCTCTACTTTACCCGGCTATGCGGATCCAATATCAAACTTATCGAAGTCATTTGGCGGAACTGGCACACCACAATCTGGGACTGGCGGAACTGTGCGTAAAAAGGGCGCTGGATCAAATTTTTATACTTTTCCAAGTACTTGGGATATTAGATTTGGGCACGCGCGAGGAGCGGACGAAAAACCATTTAAAATAGCAAGAAGTGTATGTAATAGTGTTATAGCTAATTACGCCGCAGCCGGTGTCCCATTCTTTTTTAGAGATGGTTCACCATTTGAAATAAAATTAACTGTTTCTTTTACAGAAATCGTTATTATTACCAAAGAACTAGTAGATCAGGGATTTTAATGTCATATTTTTCATATTTACCAGAAATTCAATATAATATAACCGGAAGCAAATACGGCGAGACAACTACTGCCAGAGATATATTTATTCGAAATTTAATGAAACAAAATGTGATTGATAACGCTATAAATTTTGAAAAACATACTATAGGAGATACTGAGCGACCTGATACAACATCTTATCTTGTATATGGTCATGTTAAATATGATTGGATAATATTTTTAACTAATCAAATGTTTAATCCCTATTTCAATTGGCCTTTGAGTTCTCAAGATTTTACAAAAATGATAAAAGGAAAATACGGATCCACTGAACGGGCTAAAAAACAAATTCATGAATATAGACAAATAGTACAAGAAGAAACTGATACGACTAAATTAATGGAAGTTATAATTGATAAAGATGCATGGAATCTTCTTCCGGATTCAGAGAGAAAAAGAATAACCAAATATGATATAGAATATAAAAGAAATGAAGCGAATAGGCATATCAAAATAATTGATAGACAATATGTTGAGGATATTATGAAAGAAGCTCAAACTAAACGATATAGGTAATAAATGGCAAATGGTGACCCAGAATTAGTTTCGTTACAAAACCCCCCACAGATGCCTTCGCCAGTTGGCATAGGACAACCGCATGCGGAAGACCTTGAAGAAGCGGCAACTCAAGCTGGCTTGTATGATATTGTAAAATGTGATATATTAACTCCAAATATATTAAACATAAAGGGGAAATCCGCAGTTAATATTATACCAATGATTAATTCATTAACTGTATATGAAGATATTAATAAACCTTATTTATTATGTGATATTTCAATAAGAGATTCTTATGGATTTAGAGAAACTATTCCAATTATGGGTGAAGAATTTGTTCAATTAGAAGCACAGACCAGAGGGTTTGATTTGATAAAATCCGATAATCCTCTCGATAATATTATTAAAAAGACATTTAGAGTATATTCTGTTTCTCCTATAGTTAATTCTACCGAAAGATTAAAATTATATGTGCTTCATTGTATTTCAATAGAAGCTATTATTAGTGAAAAAAAGAAAATAAGTAAAGGATATGGCAAAAAAACCACAGGAGGAGTAAAAATTGAAACCGTCGTTAGGGATATTTACGAAAATTATATCGCAAAACCAATGACAACTTTTTATTCATCATATATAAAAGACAACGAAGGCGGCCCTAAAAAGCTTGTAATTGAACCAACACAAGATAACCATACTTTTTGTTTTCCTTTTAAATCTCCATTTGATATTATGGAAGATTTGGCTGAAAAAGCGACATCTTTAAATGAAGAAGAAGAACAGGGGGATAATGAGCAGTCCATCATTCCGCCAGCGGACGGCGCTTTATATATGTTTTATGAAACTTTAACTCAATTTAAATTTGAAAGTTTGGAAACAAGTTTTAAAAGAGATCCTAAACGAAATTTTGTGGCAAAAGTAGATTCTTCAGTAGATGCAAAGGATAGAAAAATGGGGACTGGTTGGCCCGGAATAGCGTTTAATAATGTAGAAGATTATAGTATTGATAGTATTTTTGATATTATTGATAATATGAGAGAAGGAATGTATGCCGCTAGATTAATAACGCATGATATAGTTCGAATGAGATATGAAACTATAGGATATAGATATCTTGAGAAAACAGATGATCTCTTAATGGAAATGCTGGAAGAGGACGTGACGACTGAAACACTGGCCTCTGGAGAGAGTATGGATGAGTCTACCAAGAAATTAGCAGATTTTACCATTTCGCTTGGAAACGGTAAACTTTGTTCGGTTCATCATGATTGTTTGATTGATGAAGAAGGCGGAGAAGGTGCTCGTCTAAAATTAATGGGAACAAATTTTAATCATACATATTTTATGGGAATGAATAGAAAATCCCTTAAGGGCACTGGTGGCGCAGAACCCGGCATTAACGAAACTAATCTTGAGTATCGAACACAAAAAAGAGATTCACAATTTCAGCAACTTGATAATATAAAAATAACTCTTAGAATGGCCGGAGATTCATCTTTAAGAGTCGGAGATATTATTTGGTGGCATATGCCATCACACGCGTTTTTAACCGAGAGTTCTGGATCCGGAGAGGATCCCTTTTTGAGTGGTAAATATATTATGACAAAAATAAACCACGTATTTACCAATGAAAGATATTATCAAGAAATACAAATTAGAAAAGATTGTTTAGAAAATACGCCACCTAGTTTAGATGAAGCTGTAGTTTCACAATACGCCGGTGGGGCGTCTGCAAACATGGAAGCTGAGGAACGGCTGAAATCTTTACAAGACGTGGCCGATGCACCTGCAGTGAATGCTCCTGGAGTGATTACAGATAATCCTGATGGTCGGAAATCT